CGCCAACCTCATCGTCGATGATGGCACCCTGACTGATGCCCCTGTTGCGGCTGGCATCGAGGAATTTACGCAAATTAGCGTGAAATTCTTGACTGGAACAACGTCTGCTGGTCTTGCTCTTGTGGAGATTAAATAATGTTGACTAATATGAATTACGACGAAGCTGATTATCGCGCCATTCAGAGCAGTGGCAGATTTGACGCAAATGAAAGCGCGTTTTTCGCGCGTCAACTCGAATATGTCAAGTCAAAAACTTACGACATTAAACGAATTGGGTTGAACGCGCTCACCCTTATGCCGGTGTCCACGTCGATTCCAGAGGGCGCAACAACTCACACGTACCGACAGTATGACTCTGTTGGCATGGCTAAGGTCATTTCCAACTACGCCGACGACCTGCCACGTGCCGACGTTACCGCCATGGAGTTTACCAACCCGATTCGGTCGATTGGTAATTCATATGGTTACAGCGTTCAGGAGATCNGATCAGCGCTGTATGCAGGTGTCAATCTGAACGCCAAAAANGCATNCGCCGCGACTCGCGCTCATGAGGAGAAGATCAACCAACTCGCGTTTCACGGGGACGCGGAAAGCGGCCTGCCTGGGCTGTTTAACAATGCGAACATCCCGGAGGTTACACTGCTCGCAGACGGAACCGGCAGTAGCAAGGCTTTCTCCAGCAAAACTCCTGACAAAATCGTTCGCGACATTAACTCACTGATTAATGCTGTTATTACTCAATCAAAGGGCGTCCACCGCGTCAACCAGGTTTGGTTGCCGGTTGATCAATACGCTCTGATTGCCACTACTCAAAACAGCGCTGCGAGTGATGCAACGATTCTCAGTTTCCTGCAACAGGTGCACCCTGGTGTATCGTTTAAGCAGGTGGTTGAGCTAGGTGGCGCTGGTGCTGGCGGGTCTAACCGCATGTACGCAATGGAGAACAGCGCGGAAAACTGGCAGCTAGAGATTCCTATGATGATCAAACAATATCCGCCGCAGCAATCTGGGCTGGAGTTCCAGGTGCCTGTGGAATCGCGTTTCGCCGGGGTGATCATCGAGTATCCACTGGCGTTTGCATACGCAGACGGAATCTAAGCAAAATCTGCGGGGATAAATATTATCCCCGCTCTAAATTTTGATGGGCGTTAAATATGAAGGTTAAAAACACATCATCGCGGCTGCACCGCGTTGGCAATGTTTCTATCGCTCCTGGAGAGGTCAAAATCATCCCGGACGAGTACAAAAAATCGATTAACACTGATGAGCTAGTCGAGATTGATGGCGAAATGATCTCGACCAATAAGCGCAGGGTTAAATCTGACATTGGCGATTGATAATAATGACGCCGCTTCTGTATTTAAGGCTATTTGCACCAGAGTTTGAATCTGCGACTGATGCCACTGTTGAGCAATGGCTTGCAATCGCAGGTTCGGTCATTGTGGTCGATTGCCTGGACGCAGAACGGGCGGCGATGGCGCAGGCTCTCTATGCCGCGCATTTGATGGCTGTCGCAGCGAGAACATCTATTAGCGGTTCTGGTCCTGTTGGTCAGGTTGTACTCGAACGCGAGGGGGACATCCAGCGCAGCTATGGTACTGTCAGGGGCGGCGATTCTCAGATTGGTCAGACTCAATATGGTCTCCAGTACCTAGAAATCGTTAGGCCATGTTCAGGATCGGCCATTATGACTAGGGTAGCGCCGTGACAGTGATCGACCGGGATAGGGGATGGCGAGCTATTAAACGCGAGGTGGAGCGGGCGATGCTGGTCGAGGTGGCAGTAGGCATCCTCCACGGCGGCAAAAGCTCTGATGGAGTATCTATAGCCGAGTATGCTGCTCACAACGAGTTCGGTACATCTAGAATCCCGTCTAGGCCATTCATGGCGATGTCATTCGACGAAAATCTGAGTGATATAAACGCCGATTTCATGAGACAGTCTAAACGCTGCTAGATGGCAAATCGACGGCCCATCAGGCTCTAACTGTTATAGGGCAGAGACACGCATCGCGCGTGCAAAACACGATCACTAATCGCGATATACTGCCAGCACTAGCACCGAGTACAGTTGCCCGTAAACGTGGGTCAACCAAAACTCTAGTTGACACAGGCGCTATGGTGAACGCAGTTCAAATTGAGATCAGGGGCAGGGAGTGAGCTTACGGTCGCTAAAATTAGTATTGCGTGAGTCGCCAGGATCATATATAGATGGCATGTGGGCTGGCGGCGTCCGCAGCGTATTGTATACTCTAGCCAGCGTCCAGCCAGTGACTATTGGACGAGACATGCAATCCCTTCCAGATGGCAGGCGGTCATCTGATTTTGTAAAAATATATACAATTGACAGGCTAAACGCTATAGGTGATGGCGATGGAATACAGCCAGACATCATTGTCCACAATGGCGTGGGTTATGAGATTGTGAGCGTCGATGCAAATCAATCCGGCGTTATTAATCACTACAAATACATAGCATCAAAACTGTTTAGGTTTACAACCGCAGACGACTGGATGAATGGATCACTAACGAGAAACTAAATGGCGTCGATTAACACGGTAATTTATGGGCTATTGAGGGATTCTGTTCATCCAGAAGTTATTGTGTTTGCAGATCAAAACGCGCCGCGCCCCAATTCCCCATTCTGGACGATTAGAGTACAGTCACACCGAGCTATTGGTAGAGATTATTACGGACAGGGAGTCACTGTAGACGGTGATCAGCAAATCGACGGGGTTAGGGAGGCAACAGTAAATGTCCAGCGCATCGGTGATGATTCAGACATTAGGGTTGCTGATTTTAGGGACTCGTTGTCAAAAACAACAGTTATTGATCGGTGGAAAATAAATGACATTGCCATCTATAGAATAGGTGACGTTAAAAACATACCGCAATTGTTGGACAATAAACAATTTGAACCAAGGGCCAGCATAGATTTGTTCGTCAGATTTGGCAGCAAAATAATGGATCGTGTTGGCATCATAGAAAAGCTCAATTTAACTGGTGAATATGAGACGGTTAATTTGGCGCAAAACATTGATGTTGTGCTAAATTAGTTTCTGGTATCTGTTGGAGAGTAAAATGGCATCACTCGACGAAATCACTTTTGTACAAATTGCGCTTCAGAGCACTGGTATTGCGCGAGGCGATTTTGGGACACCCATGATCGTCGCCCGTTAATGTCATTCAATGAGCGAGTTAGAGCATATAGCAGCTATAAAGAGGCTGCTGAGGATGGGTTGCCCAATAGCCTGCTGACCGCGTTGTCAGACTGTTTTGGTCAGATTCCGCGTCCGCGTATTGTGAAGGTAGGTCGTAGAACTGCAAAATACGTAATCGCCGTTAATAACGTCGCAGCAAACAGTGATTACGGCATCACCGTCAACGGGGTTCAGTATAGCTATACGTCTGATGCCACACCGACAGCGGGTGAGATTGCTGTAGGATTGGCAACGGCGGTTAACAACGACGCAGGCAGAGCGGTAACTGCNACGGCTGTAGGAGACACNCTNGAGGTNGTCTGGAATGGCACTATCGGGACACTGAGCGTCTCCACTGGCCTAGCAATCGCGGACATTGCGCCTACAGAGACAATTGCAAATGACCTAAACGCCATTTTGGGCGAGGATTCAGACTGGTATGGGCTTGTTCTAACTGAGCGCGTTCAGCAAACTCAAATTGAGCCGCTGAATGGACTGAGGCAAATGACAGGCTGTTTATCACTGCGACCAATGATCAGGACGTTCTTAATGCTTCGGTTGATACCGACCTGGTTAGTCAGCTAAAAAACAAGCGCTACTATCGCACTGCTGTGCTGTACCACACTAATGCTGATACGGAGTATCCAGACGCAGCATGGGCTGGCCGTGTTTTTACGGTACACCCTGGTTCTGAAACGTGGGCACTGAAACAACTCGCCAGCGTGACTCCTAGTGCGCTATCTAGTACAAACAGACAAACTGTTGCCAACAAGGGGGGCAATACCTTCGAGTTTTACTCGAAACAGGTCGCGCTGACAAACCCTGGAAAAGTGCCGCTGGTGAATGGATCGATGTCATCAGGTTCCGTGATTGGCTGAAAAATCTCATTCAGACCAATATGGTTCAGATGATGATCAACAGAGACAAAATTCCGTACACAGACGCCGGGATCCAATTGTGCGTCAACAACCTGAGAAAATCTCTGCAAACAGGGCAGGATGTCGGGGGCATCGCACCTGATGAGGTGGATGAAAACGGGAAAAGCGTCCCTGGATTTTTGATCTCATATCCGCGTTCTGCTGATATTTCGCCTAACGTCAAGGCGTCTCGCGTGCTAACTCTCGGTTTTAGCGCTCGCCTTGCTGGAGCAATCCACGTGGCAGAAATCAGCGGATCACTTAGCTATGAAATTTGAGGGCAATAGCAATGGCTGAACTTACAGGCTCTTATGATCCGTCGCAGGTAATTGTTACGGTTGGTGGGATTATCCTGTCTGGATTTAGTGATGGCGATTCGATCATCGCACGCAGATCAGAGGATATGTATTTCACCCGCGTTGGTACAGATGGCGGCGTGGCACGCGCTCGGAACGCGAATAAAACTGGCGAGTTCGAGTTTAAACTGTTGCAGACTAGCAAGGCCAATGACCTGTTGTCCGATCTTGTAGCGACAGACAATCTCAGTAATGACGGTATACCCGTTGTGCCCATCTCTGTCGTTGATGGATCAGGCCGATCTCTTGCGGCTGCCACTCAATGCTGGATCAAAACAATTCCAGAGGCGTCATTCGGTAAAGAGATTGGCGAGCGGTCGTGGGTATTTAGCGCAGCAGACCTAAAAATCTACCACGGCGGCGGCGGTTGATATATATATTAACCAGGGGCCTAGTGCCCCATTTTTTGTTATATTTTGTGCACATACAACGAGAGAATAATCATGCAACAGGACAGCTTTATTATTGGGAATAGAGAGTTTACTGCCGTGCGAATGAATGCATTTTCTGCTAACACTATTCTATTGAGAATCCAGAAAATTGCAGTGCCTATCATCGGCGCAATTACCGCGTCTGGTAAAAATATTGGTGACGTTGACGTTCGTGAGGCCGCTTCTGCTATTAGCGCACACATTGATGAGTCAATTATGGAGAATGTCGTGTTGCCGATGTTCGCAGAATCAAAGGTTTATTGCGTCGAATCGAAGCGATTTATCAAAAGCCATGTTGATATTGATCAATGTTTTACTGCCGAAAATCTGATTGATTTCTACGAGCTTATTTTCGTTGTGGCTAGGTTCCAGTTCGGCCCTTTTTTAGAATCTCTAATGAACCGCTTTGGAAGTCAGGTCGCAGTAGATCAGAGCGCGTAATTGTTCCTGGTGTTCTGTCTGATTCATTGAGAGATGATTTGTGGATATGGCGACCTATAATCGCGGGGAAGGTCTCACTGACCGAGGTTAAATCAGGTGTGGCTACTGCCGAGGATTTAATGGCAATTAACGCCATCCTTGATATGCAATCCGACATAGACGCAGCACAATATGAATCGATAACGGCACGTAGGTGACTAAATGGTCGTCCGAGAACTAATAACCAAGCTCGGTTTTAGCGTAAATACTGCACAGATCAAAAACGCTGAGAGAGCGACAGACAGACTCAGGGACGGCGCATCTCGTGCAGCAGATGCGTTCAGAGGTATTGTTGCCGCTATTGCTGGATTCGCCAGTCTGAGATCGGTAATCGGCATCGCTGATGAGATGCAAAACATACGGTCTAGGATTGCTCAGCTACCACAAACGGTTGGTGATGCATCTGCGGCATTTGACGAGGTTGCAAATCGAGCAAGCGCGGCTGGCGTTAAAATCGATGCATACGCTGCGCTATATACCAAGGTCGGGAACGCAGCTAAGGACTACATCGAGACCCAGAGCGACCTATTAACTATTACAGATACGATCTCTAAGGCCCTCGTTGTTGGCGGTGCGAGCGCACAAGAGGCGTCTGCTGTAATGACGCAGTTCTCCCAGGCCCTAGCGTCTGGAGGGCTACAGGGAGACGAATTTCGGTCAATGGCTGAGGCCGCTCCACAATACCTAGACAAATTGTCTGAGGTTATGGGGCTGCCACGAGAACAATTGAAAAAGC